GTAATCAAATGTACGACATCGCAATTTGAATACAGGTAAATTAGCAAGTTGATAAAACGGATCATCATGATCAACAAAACTAATTTCAAAAAGTTTTTTCGACTTAGCGTAATAAATTAAATCGCCTTCATTAGGGCGAGTACTTACAATTAAATTTTGGTCTAAGGATATTAGTTGTTCAAACCTTCTCTTAGAAACTACCCATGTAGCTTCATCTTGCATATCCAGACCAAATCTGGTCATCATTTCTTTTTGACCTTCGTATCCTTCTATATTATCAAGATACATTTCTATAATATATGCATCATTAAAAGAACTTGAAGCATCTTCACCAAATAAAGTATCTTTGTTGACCAACTTTCTAGGAAGATAATATACATCTTGCCCAAAAACAGAAAGTTGTTCAATAATTAGGTTCTCGTATAATCTTTGTTCGGCTGTAGTACCTGTGTCAAAATAAACAGAAGTTGGCATCTTATCCTATCATCATGTCTGCTGGTAGACCATATCCATTAAGGAGTTGTTCTTCCAGTAGTTTTATTTCTTCATCAGCTTGAGAATAAATTGTTTCCCCATTCATCTGAACACCACCCAACATTGCTACACCTGTAAATTTAATTAAATTCGCTCCCCATTGTTTTTTAATAAGAGCAGTTGCATATTTTTTAAGAAAGATGTCATTATAAACATCTGTGTATACAGTTGGATCTAATTTTCTATAACATTCAATAATAAGAAATTGGTCAGATGGTATTTCATTCGGCCAATCCATATCCAAATAAAGTCTATTTTGATGTTGATTAAACCTAATAGGAACTTCTCCAATTAATAAATGGTCTATAAAATCTAAATGTTCCATCAACATTTGATAGTTGACCATAGATGTAGATGTAAAATCCCACAAATCATTTAGTCTCATTTGATATTTCATATCAAACATAGGTACTGTTGAATGGTCTGTAACTGGGAAAATTCTTAGTACGGAAATTACAGGGGCTGGTAAAGGTATCCAAACCTTTTGTTCTAACCAAGCATATGCTCCACCTGTATTATCTACGGTATCTGTTACATTAGTAGTTAAATCTGTGGAACCTCTTGTAATTTGTGCAGCAGTCATTTTGTACTTGAGATACATTCTCTCAACACCATCCATATGATACTCTGCAAAGTATTGGAGTGCATCATCAAGACGGTCATCACATTGATCTGGATCTACATTAACATCAATAACTGGTTTACCTAATGCTTTCAAACAGTATTCTTTAAGAGCATCTTTTGTTGCTGGTGTAGCCATAAATTATCCTTTATCCTAAAGCAATTGACATTGCTAAAACTGTTCCTAGAGTTTCCCCTTTACTTGCAACTATAACAATATTGTCACTAGAGTCTCTTACATAAATTTTTTGGTCTGCTGTATTTATTGCAACTTCTCCAACTACAAGATCTCCTGTATCTGGTACTGAAGCAGCAACTTCAGATTTTTTTAATTTAATTACCGTAGCCATTAAAATGTACCTCCATCAACATTTCCAAATGAAGGATCAGTACCAGATCCAGCACTTAACAATACTTGTCCAGAAGTTCCAACTGCAACTGTATTAACAGCATTAGTTCCATCTCCTGTCATTAACAAATTTGCACCTATTGTGTTTACTCCTATTCCACCATTTGCAACAGCGGTAATTCCTGTAACTGCATTTGAGTTTGCAAGGTCTAATTGACCATAAAGTGCAGCTTGACCAGCTGTTCCAGTAGAACGTAAAACCTGCCCAGCAGTTCCAGTACTTTTTACACTCAATGCATCTGATAGAGTAAACATTGTAGTTCCATCAGTTGCAACATTCATAGTATTTCCAGACTTCGTTAAGGAAGTACCAGCAATTATTTGTCCTGCACCTGAAAATTGTGCAACAGTTAATGCAGTATTACCAACTCCGAATGTAGGATCTCCATTATGAGTGAATACATATCCATTTTCTGCTTGAGTAGTTCCTTGTTCAACAAAAGTAAAAGAACCACCAGTTAGTTCTGCTGGTTGATTTGCATCTAGAGCTCTTGTTAGAACTAAAATTGCACCGACTGCACCAGCAGTAGACACATAGTAAATACCATTTTCGGTTGATGGGTCTTGATCTTTAACAAGTACCCTCATATTGAGAGTAAGGTTTACTCCATCTAGAGCAACCACACCATTTCCAGCTGCGGTCAATGTTGCTCCTACACCAGCTGTACCATTGGCATATACCCATGAAGAAGTATCAGCAGTAGTTGCAATATCACAAGAATCTTTAATATCAAGTCCTGTTTTGACTGCATCAACATACGCTTTTGAAGCTGCATCTTGAGCACCAGTAGGATCTGCAATATTTGTGACCTTATTTGCACCCATATCGATTGTCTTACTAGCTGAAATAGTAAAATTGTCATCAATGGTTACTGTACCACCAGCAGAATCTATCGTTAAACTTCCAGAACTAGTATCAATCTCATTGTCAGCAGTAACTCCCAATTGCACATTTCCAGCAGTAGAACCTGTTGAAGAAATGTCACCAGTAAATGTTCCAGTTGTTCCCGATACTGCACCTGAAAAAGTTCCTGCTACACCAACTACAGTACTAGTAAATGTTCCAGTTGTTCCTGAAACTGCTCCTGTAAATGCTCCAGTTGTTCCAGTAACAGCTCCTGCAGCTAATGTACCACCCCATGTAAGAACTCCACTTCCATCTGTCATTAATGCTTGGTTTGCATCACCATCATTGTTAGGTAAGGTTAATGTATAAGTTGCAGCAGCTGAATGAAGTGGACTCTTGATTGTGATACCGTGTGTATTCGCCTCACAGTTTAATTTAAACTGCCCTGGCGTACTACCTGTACCTAAAAATTTTACAATTCCAGTACCATTTGGATCTAAATCAAGATCTCCGTTTGAATTGGTTGTAGAAATCTCATTTCCGTTGAGGTCTAAATTATCGACCTTAATATTATCCATTTTACTATTGGAATCTGCAATCAATCCAGAACTCGCAGTAAGTGTACCATGTACATGATCTATCAAATCTGCAAAGTACTTACCACCTACAATTAGGTTTCCATTTCCTGCTGAGTTTCCTATATATAATCTGTCACCTCCATTAGCTTGTCCTGCCGCATCACCATAAGTTACTGCAAGTTCTCCTGCAGCTAATGTGCTCGGAGCTGTTTCAGCGGTTGCGGCTCCTCTTTTGATTTTAATTGTTGTTGCCATGTTTTATTTTCTCCTTAAAAACTTCCTCCGTCTAATTGTAATGCACTAAGACTTGTGCCAAACGGATTTTTATCTTCCCACTTATCATTTGAATCATTAAACATTAGTATTGCAGCATCATCTACATCTACACTAACATTGGTATCTTCCATAGAACCAATTGCACCACCTTCAGCACCAGCAGATGCCATTTTCTCCCACTTACTTGTGTCTGTGGGTACATTTCCTACAGCATTTGCTATAGCAACATATGAAGAACCGTTATAATAAACTACATCATTTGTTGCATATACGGTAACTGCATCGTATGCTCCCATCCATCTAAATGTCCCTTGAGCTCCTTGTATTCCTCTAGGAATAGTAAAATTGAGTTGTGCAGCTGTATCTGTTCCAGCATTTGCAACAGTTGCAGAACTACCCGGCTGACCTGTAGTAATAGTACCAATGGTAATTGTTGCATTATCACCAGCAGCACCTGTGGGGCCTGTATTTCCTATTGAACCAGTTGCACCAGAATTTCCAGCAACACCTTTAGGTATTGTAAAGTCCAAGACTGCAGCTGTAGATGTACCAGTATTTAGTACTGACACCGAACCACCAGCAGAACCAGTTGTTACTGTTCCTACAGTAAGTGTCCCTGCGCTTCCAGTTTCGCCAACGGCTCCTGTATCACCCTTTAAGGTCATTACTGACCAAACTGCTGTATCTGATGTAGGTATTATTTCTGAATTTCCCTGCAATGCAACATATGCACTACCATTATATTGAACAGCTTCATTCTGAGTATATGTAGTTGATGTACTCCATTCTCCTTGCCAAGTAATATCACCGTCTGCACCCTTTATACCAGGCACTTCCATTCTGGTTACTTTTGGTTGATCACCAGTTATAGTTGATCCTGCGATAACACTTGGTTGAGCTATTGATGCTGTTATGGGCATTTTATTGTGTTACTCTTGGATTAATAGTTGATATACCCTCTACCACTCTGGTCAATGCTCCTGCACCCGATGTTATGAGAACATCATAGACATATCTACCTTGAGTAACGGCAGCTGTTTGTGCGCCGGTAAGGGTTAAGTCTAATTTTCCTGTTGTTCTGTCTGAATTGAATGCTACGGTAAAGGCCACCGTTGTAGAAGAGGATTCGTATGTTTTACGGATTTGTGCGGCAGCTGTGTAGCCTGTGAGGTCAAGAGCACTTCCCGAACTATCTGTAACTGTTACGGTAGTAAGGTAATCTGCTCCTGCATCTATGTAAATGTTTGAAATTGTTGCCATGAAAAACCCTTATAATTATAAAAGTATTTATAAGAGTTAGTTATTGGGGGGTTATTAGAGGATTGGTATGTTTGTTTCCTTTTATACTGCGTATCTAATTATTACTACTC